TAACAAAACTACCAGCTCTGGAAAGCAAACTTGGTAAAAAAGAAGCAGTAAGTGGGTCTATATCTTGTTCTATAAGTGGAACTTCTCTTGGTATATACTCAACTTTTCCATCTTTTCCTATCCTCATTTCCCACAACACACCATCACGCCAAAAAGACATTACAGAAGATTGTTGTGGTTTTTGTTCTTTGGTAGGTTTTGTTTTATTATCTTGCTTAACTTGTCCTTCCCTACCGATATTACCTGCTTGGCTTCCACTAACAACAGGCTTCTGCTTAACTACTTTAGGTACTTTTGGAGAAGCTGGTTGTGATGCTACTACTTTAGGTATTTGCGGAGGACTAACTTGTGGAAAAGTAAGCTTAGGTTCCTCTAACTTAATACCAAACTGCTTTCTATTCTGTCCATCTAAACTCAACCGCCAACCACCAGTTCCACCTCCTTGTTGAGTATCTTCTTGTTTCTTTTTGCTAAGGTTCTCAAGAAGCTTTATGTAGGAGCTGAAAAGTTCTGGTCTTTTTGCTATTTTCTCTGCAAGCTCTGGAGCATAAGCACGAAGGAGAAGCTTTAACTCCTCAGGTATATCAGCTTTGTCTAAAGCTTCGTTATATTTATCTGCAATGATTTTGACTTTAAAACTTTTCTCTAAAATCTTAGGATTAGTTGATGTAGAATAAACACCCAGTTTTTCCAGCTTTTCTCCGATAGGAAGATTTGCAAACTCTTCTCTCATTTTTCTGGCGTTGATTAGATAACTTGCTACCTCCTGTTTAAATAGGTCTTCAGACTTAGCATACTCTTCAACTTTATTCCAGTCTATCTTACCATCTTGCGTAAGCAGGTCTGGAGCAAAGCGTTTGAGAACAGGTATGTGGTCAGTCAATTCTTTATCTGAAAACAAGGCTATCTGCTCTTTGTTTCGTGAAAGTTCTGTAATAAAAGGTATCACTTGATTTCCTAAAACCTCAGCTAAAACTCCAAACGGGTTCGTGATTTCAATAGTAGGCAAAACAACAATCTTAGACATTTCTCACCTCCTATTTAGCTAATAATTTATAAAGCCCAATACCAGAAGCTACTAAAGGAGGCAAAGAACTCAACAACCCTTGCTTATAAACAGGTTGCACAATTGTAGGCACACCCATCAAAGTTTTAGCTATATCAAGTTTATATTGCTGTTCAAGAATGTAAGGATTAACAGACACCATCTCATCAGCAAGTCTTGCGTAGAAGTCAGGTTTTGCAAACAGATACTTTAACATTGCATCAGTTTGTGCTTCAGAAAGCCCAGCTAAAGTTCTGGTTTTCTCTTGCAAGATAGGAAAAGCAGTTCTATTCAAAATATCTGCCATAGTCCATTGTTGTGCCTGAGTATTGAGCAAACCTAATGCACCAAGCCTTGCATTTTGCTTTGCTTGTTCTGATTGTATGATATCTCGTGTTCGTGAAAGTAAATTTTCGTAAAGGCTTGAAACTTCACTTTTTGTTCTACTAAACAAACTCGGTATTTCTGTTTGCAAACTTTCAAGCGATGTTATTGCTTGTTCTAAATAAGGACGTTTAATGCTTGCTACAACTTGCGCATATTGAGGAGCTTGACCAAGCAACTGTTCTAAAATACTTGCACCTTTTTGTGCATAAGGAGGTATCATAACTTGAGTAGAATACTGGTCTTGAAGTCTTATTCCACCAGACGCACCTAACATACCTCCAGCAACACCACCAACTACTCTTCCAACTTTACTACCTAAAGCACCAGCTAAAGCACCGCCTATTTTTCCACCAACCCAACCACCAAGCAATGCACCAGCTATCGGGAGTGCTGGTTTGAGAATTTTTCTAAAAGCCTTTCCTATTTTCTTAAAAGGCATTTTTAATACCTCCTGAAGTAAAATTTAAGCCTTGCTTTCTTGAACCGTTGCATTGACTGAACACCTCTTTCAAGTGCTTCTTGCATTGCTTTTGCTTGTGCTTCAAGACTAATATCTGCAGTGAAGTATCTTTCAATCCAGAAACTCAAAGCATGGATTAGCAGAGTTTTGTTCTCAAAAATCAAAGGGTGGGATTGCGTTGGTTCCACAAGATTGCTTCTGTAAGTATAGACGTAGTAGTCTGCTATGTAATCTATGTTATCTATTGCTGGGCAATCAAAGTAAAGTGTTCCGCCGATTGAGTTAGTATTCGGTATATAAAGAAACCTTGACGGTATGCCTCTTATATCCGTGGCATAAGCAAAAAGCATTTTTACATCTTCATCGCCTGTCAGCTTCATTCTACGTTTTTTATCCACAATCTCGTTGAACTGCTTGATGTCTTCAGTAAAATTGACGAAGAAGCTGTCTTTGAGAAGAGTAAAAAGAGAAGTTCTACGCATATAGTTGAAGTTGTTGCGTTTTTCTAAGTCTTCAATTACAAGCTTGAAGTATTGAAAAGCAAGGCTGAGGAGCTGGTCGTTATACGGAACCTTGCGGTCTTCTATAACAAACCTAACCAGCTCCTCATTGGTCATGATTTATTAGCCAGCTATCAGAATACCACCAACAGGTTGTCCGCCATCTTCACTTGCAAACCAAGTAGGTTGTTCGCCTCTGTAAGTATTTACTCCTATCGCACGGAACCTGTTGAAGTCTCCTTTTTGGCTTATGAACTCTTCAGGCTTCACGATTGCTTCTCTGATAGCATCTTTTCCGATGAAAATGCATATGGACTTGTCAAGAAGTTTTGCATCCACTTCAGAAAATACAAACTCTATCCATCTTCCATTGTCTTCTACAAGTTCTTGTCCGTAGTAGCTACCAATATAACCTTCTTTAAACGCTCTCGCATCTTGCAACCTTGAGAATATCGTTTGAAACTCTGGGTCAGAATACAGTCTGTTCTTTGCTTGTATATTCATGATTATGACATATCTACCGTAGCCTCTTCCGTCGTAGCTTGGACATCTGTTTTTAGCTAAGAATGTGGCGAATTCTCTTATCGCTTTAAGTGTTAGAGGTGCAAACCTTGTATTGTCGTGGTCTATTCTATATTGTCTTATGGTTATAGGAAAACCGCTTTCCTGTGCAAAGGTTTTTGTTTCATTAAGAGATACGCCTATTTGCACCTCAAGTATTTCTTCAGTTCCGTTAGTAGTCCAGAGCCCAAGCACATCAAGATACATAAATCCGTTCTTTATCAAGTCTCTTTCTATAGAACCAACCACTATTTCTTCAATATGCTTTCTAATTTCGCTTTCTAAGTCTATCGCTGAGAAAATCTGTGCTCTTTCTGTCCAAGGTATCTGAGCACCTCTTTCTTCTACTTTTACTGAGTATCTCTTATAAGCAGGGTGCATCACAGGTAGAGGGTCAAATTCTCCAACCGTTTGCCAGTATTGAGAATACGGTGCTGTAGTCTTCTTCCACATTTCAAAATACATATCCGTTCCCGCTCTGAAGTCAGTCCATTTGGAAACAAACTTCCTAAATGTCAGCTCAGGCATTACCTTCTTCATTATCTCCTTGCTTATAGATGCTCTGCTAAGCTTGTAAGTGCCTACTTCGGTGCTGTAAGAGAAAAATTCGTCATCACTAAAACCTAACTGGCTCATTGGTGTTATTGTAGGTTGCCAAAATATCGCCATGTTTCACACCTCCTTTTATTTATATATTAATCTCATCAATCGTTTCGCCAAGTCTAAGTTTAGGTTCACCATATTTACCTTTTTCGGAACCATCTTTATAATAAATCTCCGCTACATCTTTGTAAGTGACATACTCAAGCATCTTCTTATAGTCGTTTCTGTAGTCTTTAATCGTGTAAGGCTTTTCTGCAATCTGTTTGGCTAAACTTTCTTGCATAATTGCAGTTTTGCTTATATCTACATAATCCTTACTTATAGCTTTTAATTCTTCAAGAACCTCTCTAAAAGCTTCCTCAAGATATTTGTCATAGCTGTCTTTTGCTTTGCCTTGTGCAAGGTCTATTTGGAATTTTTGTTCTGCTCGTTGCTCTATAAACGGTAAATACTTACCAATGTTTGGTAAATTAGCATGTCTGCTAAGAAATACGCTTCTTCCGAGATTTTTCTGATTTTCCCAATACAGTTTCTGATACGCTTGTTGGTAGTCTTCTTGCTCTTCAGTTTCATAATTTTGTTCCTGAGGTTGGTTATCTACGTTTTGCTCAGACTGGCTCTCTTGCTCAGAAGAATTTTCCTCGTTTTGTCCAAGCAAAGCCTCTAATTCTTTCATCAAATCTTCAAGCCTTTCGTTCATCATTCACCTCCATTGGTCTATTAATATAGATAGTGCAAAAAATTTGTCAATATTTTGGAGTTTTTATTACGAGTTTTGAAGTCTTTGCTTTTCTGTAAAGTGGATAACAAACATAACGCAAGGCATCATGAATGTGTTCGTAGTATCCATCTTTTACCAATTTACCTTTCTCATCAACTCGGAACTCGCCCAAAAGACCGTTCATGGTTAGATGACAGTTTTGATAAACACGCAACCATCTTTTGCCTTGAATATCGGTAATAAGCATGTCCCGTATTGCTTCTATGCTTTGAAGTTGTGGGACTTGCATGGTTTTAATACTTATCCTGAATTCATCTTGAATTTTCTTAAGCAAAGACAAACCTTCATACTGGTCTCTCTGTCTGCCAGCTATATCGCCCCACCATTCTACATCGTGAATGGTAATACCGAAATTACTTCTCAACCGCTTTGCTACATTCTCCATAAACACAGCCATAGGTTCATTCTCGCCAAGTAGTTCATCCATCACAATCAATCTACCAAGCTCATCTTCAATAAGCAGAACATATGCTGGTCTTCTCAAGCCGAAGTCTATTCCTGCGTAAAAGTTGTAATAAAAAGGCAATGTTGCATTTGGGTTCCAATCAGAGTAAATGTTTTCTTCAGAGAAGTATTCAGTGTAAATACCGTTGCCTTCAAAGTAAGCATTACCCCATTCACCATAAAGCATAACTCTTCTGTAGTAATAGGGTCTATGCTCCATTTGAGCAAGGTAGCTGTGCGGTGGGTTATACCGCTTAGCTATCACTTCTCCATCTTTCTCTGAAACTATCTCATACCGCCTGTTGTTAATAACGTAAAAGACTTTATTGTCATAAATGTAAGTGTCCGCCTTAGCAAGAAAGTCTTTTGACAACTTAACATACACAAAATTGTCATACACGCTTGACTTGATAATCTTCGTAAATGGTGCAAAAGTTCCGCTTTCTTCTACAAACTCTTTATAAATCCAATGGTCTTGCGGAACTGGGTTCAAATTCACAAGACCACGAATGAACTTGTGAGGATACCTAAGCCTCTCAGATGCTTCAATAAAAGCTTTTTGACTAATTCTGTCTAACTCGTCAATAATTATGACATTAAACTCGTAGCTTCGGACTGTCTTGTATTGCTCGTTCTTGTCGGACAAGCTTAAGTAGAATATCTCAGACTGATTTACATACGAATAAATCCTCTGAAGTTGCTTGTTTTCGTCATAGTCTATACCAAGCTTAATACCTTTCTCAGTGCAAAGCCTGATAAACTCGTCAATTAGTGTGTTTTTCAAATCTCTCAGACTTTCCCGTGCCACGAGTATTTTGCTTCTTGCGTATTGCTGGTCAAACATCAAACGCAAAAGAATAAACAAAGTCGCAGTAGTTTTAGCAGAACCTTTACCGCCAACAGACATTACCCACAGTTTATCACCTTCAAAAAACGCCTTGATTATTTCTTCTTGCTTAGGTGTAAGAACTATATCCTTCACGGGACAACTTTTTGTATCTTAAACTGCAACCAACCCGCAGGTATTTTAAACTGGTCTCCCGCAAGGTAAGGCTTGCTTACTACATCGGTTTTAGCTAACATATTTCCACCGCTGTTTGCATCATACAAGGCTACCTGCACTACTGGATTATCTGCTGGTGCTACATCCATAGTAGCTACAGGAAACACAATATCGTTCAAGTTTGAAAGCACAATATAATCTGGGTCAGAAGCATCTACAACAACAGAACCTAAAGCTATTCTACCTATAGGACATTCAGAACCATCTTGTCTTATTAAACCTACATAGCTATTTTGGAGAATTCTTGTAGCAACCGCTTGTGCATAGGCAACACCTACCGTCGTTGCCATTTTTCATCCTCCTCAGATATAAATATAGCACAAGAAAACAAGCTTTCATCAATGTAAATGTTTTGAGGTTGTTCTATCAGTCTTGCTTCAACAGTTAAATCATGCTTCACAAAAATCACTACACCTTTTTCCACTCTCACAGTTCTCCCAGCTTTAATAATCCTTACCATGCTTGAAAAGTTCTTATCCTGCAAGCTTGGTTTGTGTATAAAGATACTACAAACTCCTCACCACGCAAAGCAAGCCTGTAATTTGTTCGTGTTGCTCTAACTGTGTAGTTAAAGAAGTTCTGAAAATCAAGAAACCTGCTAAGCACCGCCATGTGTCCTATATCGTATTCTGTTGTTTCAAGCACTTCTATGCTTATACCGTTCAACCAGTTTTTCTTAAACTTTACTGTGAATTCTTTCTGAAGTGGAATATGTGGTTTGTCTGGGTCTATTATATCTTGCAACGTGTAAAGGTTTCTGTCATACACTACATAATGCTGAGATAAATACAAATAGTTTGTTGAAAAGTAAATCCGCCTGTTGCCTTTGCTAATCCACACTAAACTGTTAAACAAGGAGTTTTTGAATAGGTAGAAATTCTGCGTTTCTCTTACAAACTCAATACCTTGTTCCTCAAATTCTGGAAACGGACAAATTCTTTGCAAAGAGGTTTCTTCAGTTCGCAAGTAAATCAGGTCTGAAATTTGGAGGCTAAGCAGAACTGTAGCATCATCTCCAATGAGGTAAAGCAAATCATCTCTTTTCACAAGTTGTGGGTTAATCTTAGGATTAGCAAACACTCCATACGAATATGCTGGAAGAGTTATCGTGCTTCCATCAGTTGCGGTTGCAATTCTTCCAGCATCATCCATGCTGTAAATATACACAGTAGTCGGTGGAGTTGTGATAACTGCAAAGAGGTAGGCTGATAATTGATAGACATAAACAATGTTTGACGGTTCTGAAATCGCTATAGTCTTAACTTCATCTGTTGCGGTGTTTATAACCAAGCATTTGTTGTTATCAACAAAACAAAAGATTACATCACCAAACACCACCACACCAGCAAATTTGTAGTATGTTCTAATTGTGTTTTCGTAAAAAACATCGTATAAGGTGTTTCTACTCAAAACCAAAAACACTTTACCGTTCAAAACAAAACCTTCTACAAAGTTGTTCGGTAAAGTGTTTATTTCCAAATACCTTTGACGCACTACCTGAGGAAAAACAATAAAACCTTCTTCAGACAAATAAACCGCATCGCCTTTCATATTTACAATCGGTAGTTTAGTTAGGTCAAGGGCATCCACGTGTCGCATGAACTCCATACACCTCCAAACCTTGCCCAAGATGTATCTCTACAGTTAGCTATAACTGGAACGGAAAAACTACTAACATCACCAAACACACTCGGGACAACACGCATAATAACATAATCACAGTATATTGAGTTAGAAGTAATAAAATCTGTGTAAATGTTTCGTATATTTGTATAGTCTGTAGCTATCGCATTTGCCATGCTAAAATCAAGAGAGTAGGTTCTCTGTCTTATGTAGCTTGGCTCCAAAATTTTTACGCTTCTAAAACTTGCTTGCTGATAAGCTGTTCTTTGCATAGTTGGAACAGAAAAGCTATTAACACCACTAAACATACTCGGAACAGTGCGTATAGCAATGTAATTACAATATGTTGAGTTAGAGGTAATAAAATCAGCACCAAAACGTCGTGTGGCAATATAGTTCGTAGTTATCTTGCCTGCTGTATTAAAACCAGAAGAAGTATGTCTTAACCTGATGTAGTTTAAATTTGAAAACTCTACACTTCTAAAAACCGCTTGCTTATATTCAACTGCTAAAATCGGAACAGCTTGTTTGCGTAATTTGTATCTCGTTGCTACTTTAAACCTAAACTCTTTTCCAGACACCACAAACATATTACCATAGTTCTCTTTACTTCTCACTTGATACTCCACTCCATCAATAAAAACTTTCTTAACACCTTCATCTGAAGTCTTAACTACAAACGGAAAAATTAACGTGGCGTTCTCTACAGGATTATCAAACTTTACTCTGTATTCATAAGCACTGACAAAAGCAACAACATTCGTCATAATCCAATACCAGTTTCTACTCTGAGCATCAATCCATTTGCCAGTCGGAAAATTACCTAACCAAGAGTTCAAAGGTGGTGTCTCATCGTCGTAATAAACAAGCGTAGGCTTTACCTCACTCATTGCTCTTCCTCTACAATTGGAGTATCTGGAGAAGAGGTTATGATGTTTATCTGTATGGCCGTGGTCGGTGTGCTTTCTTCTTTTGCTCTGAAAGACTTAAAAGCGTCATAAATAGACTTCTCAAGCTCAAGCAGTTTTGCTTTTACCATTGCGATTTCATTTTTTGTCCGAACAGGGTTCTTTATACCAAGCACATCTGCCTGTCTTTCAAGCTTTTCAAGATTGCGTTTTTCTCTCTCTATTTCCTCAAGTAGTTTCTTGTAGCCTTGAAATTGAGCCTCAATGGACATAATATCAAGGCTTCTCTGATTAAACGATTGAATTTTCTCATACTCTTTCAGCAATTCTTCAAGTCTTGTGTATTTCATTATCTCCATAGCTTTTTCGCCTCCCGTAAAGCAAGTGGTAGATTAGACAAATCGTCGGATAAAGATACAGCAGAGACTTTCTTTATCAATTGTTCCATAGTTTTCATAATTTTAGCCTCATCAAGTGAAGAAAAACATTCGCAAACACAACCTTGAACTGCCTCACCTTTTGGAATGTAATACTCACCTCTTATCTTCATCAGTGCCTCAAAGTTGTATCTTGCGTCTTCTTCTGGACTTGGAGTATCTACATACACAAAAAAGTCTCTTGCTTCATCAAACCTCAAAGGCACTGCTATATAAAACTTGTCTCTGAAAACAGGTCTTGCTCCGTTTAACACTACATCAGCAAAATTCTTCATTGCGTATCTATAACCAAGTCCAAGTGGGTAAGGAGACCTGACTGTTATATCAAGAAAGTAGTGGTCTGTGCCTCGTGTATTGATGAACTCTTCTGTGCTTATAAAACCTTTGTATTTGAACTTTTTCAGAATTGGGTCAAGCTTTATCAGTGTTTCTTGCAAAGGTTTTGGCAACTCGGACAAACTGTTGCATACTCTGCCGACATACGCACCCTTTTTATACTCTATTCCACAAAGCACTGGAAAGAGAAAACCACCTTGTTCATAGTCATATACCGCATCCACGCCAATCTCAACATATCTGTCATCAAGTTTAAGCTGTTCCTCTACAACAAACTCTACTCGGTCAAGAAATTCTCCGAACTCTTTTCTTAACTTGGTTTCGTAATTACGCTTTTCTGCTTCATTGTTTATGAAGAAGGTTTCGGTGGAACCACGAAAAATAGAAAGCTTCACAACACACGGCGGTTTAACATTCTTAAAACCTCGCACAATCTTGTATCCTGGAGTAGGAACATCAACTGATTTTAACATCACTTTGAGAAATCTTCTATCCAGCTCCAGCTCCGTAGCTATTCCTCCACCAAAAGTCTTGTATCCTTTGTTTGCTAAGAACGAAAATAGGTCTCCACCATACACATCAAAGCTAACAATCTTATCAACTCTGTCTATGTAGGCAAAGAAATTATGCACCTTTTTGATATTCTCAAAACCAAAGCCTGTAGCAAAATCATCAAAGCTTGGATACGGAGAAATGTAATCGGTATAGTAATACACTTCATGTCCTGCGGTAGCTAAACCAAGCACATGACTAAACTCAATACCTGTTCCAAATACAAGCACTCTCATTGCGTCATTGCCTCCAAATATTTTTTCTGTGCTGTTTGTAAATCAAACTCTCCGTTCCAAACCCTTGCAAGCAGTGAGAAAGGTTGCACATCAAACACATCAGAAGAATACATCTTGCTAAAGAAAACTGGTCTAATGATACCATCATAATAAACAATTGATTGTCTGAAGTAAATGTATTGCCCTGTGTTGGTTAGCAAGCCTTCTCTTGTGGGTTTGTAAGGGTCTGGCACCACGATTGGTTTATAAACTTTTATAGCTTGCTTCAAAAGTTTAGCTGTCTCAATCGTTGGATGAAAATCACAGAACAGTTCATTTCCAAGCTTCTTGCCTATATACACTCCGTCCAGAAAGACAAACTTTATAAACTTCGTTTCCTTCTCCATAGCTTGTTGAAAAGTTATTGCATCATCCTGCCATATCATGGCTAAACTTCCTTATCAAAAATTGTTTAACTTTGTCTTTATCTTCTTCACGCTTAACCTGAATGCGTTCCACAAGCTGTTCTATCTCCTTAACTATGTCAATCTTTTCATCAACCTTCCGAATGCGTTCTATCAAATCTTGTAAGCTTTCATGCAAGATTTCAAACTTTGCTTCCATAAGCTCCAACCTTGCTTGAAGTCTCATCAGCTTAAACACGACAAACACAAAAGCAAACAAAAGCACAACATTAATTGCTACAGTACTTATAAGCAAGTAATCATTCACCTGCATCGCTACTACCTCCCATTGCAAGGTTTAGATACGTCAATAGGTCTTTTGATTTCGGTGCTATCTTAAGCAACAATTCTTCGTCAGAAAGAATTTGTTTGATAAATTGCCTGATATTTTCTTCTTTAACTTTTTGTGCTTGTGCCATTGCTTCCATTTCCTCTGGAGTAGGTATCCGCACAAGCTCAGAAGGTAGTTGCATAATATCCGCAATTCTCTTTACGATGATAGGCACATTGAGGAACGGCAAAGCGCCAAGTTCGCTAAACAATTCAAGTATAGACAGCAAGCTTTCAAGCTCTTCTTTTTGCCTTACTACACCGCTTAAACCTTCAACTCTGATTGTTATACCTTTGTAGATGTTTTTGACAAGGTAGTAGTATTTAGGCTTGTCCTCTATGATTGCTTTATTGACAAGCACGTTAAACTCTTGTGCTTCTTCTGGGGTAAGCATTGCTGGTATTTCATCTATAAATGTTTGAATAAAGACCGCAAGCATCTTACGAACCGCTTTTGCTATAAATTCTTCTTCAATTCTGTTGATAAGAGTATTTACATACTGCATGTTCAATTGAGATTTAATGAGTATTTCTTTTGCCGTTGGTCTGCCTTTTGAGGTTGGTTTGCCTTCTAATATTTCAGATATTGCACTTACGTTTTGTGCTTCCATAAGTATCATTTGTCTAAATGGTAGTGCGTTTGGGTCAATGCTTGCAAGCTGGAATGTTCTGACTGCTTGGTTTGGAGAAGTTGTCTTAAACACCATATAAGGTGCTATTTCAAGCTCCTCTTTATCTTCTTCTTGTTTAATAGCATCCACGTATATTTCAAAAGCGGTTGCTGTGCTAAGCAAAACTCTATCAATGAAAGACCGCAAAAGTCTTGTGTCTTCTTTGTAATAGTCCCATATCAGGTCTGCGTAGCTTAGTTGAAAGTCAGAGGCGTAGAAGTAAGTATGGACAATTGGCATCAAATTGTCCGCATGGTTGATTTCTTCTACATCAACAAGCTTGGTATCGTTTAAAAGAGTTATCTTAATTGGTGTAGATACTACATCATTATTGACATACCGTCCGTAAATGTAAGTAAGCTTCACAAAAGCCCGCTTGCGAGAACTTTTCACTAAATACTCCACTGTCTCTTTTGATGTTGATATACTATACGGCTCAAGCTTCTCTGGTTTTATCATCCAAAACTTTTGAAGTCTATAAGCTTTCTCAAGAGGGACATACACATCATATGCGTAAAAGGAACCATCATTTGAAACATAAAAATCCAACGGATGTAAAGCTTTTACTATAAGCTTTTTCTCAACCTCACCAAACTGGTCTATCTCAAGGTCTGTGTCTATAAGCAAAGCAAGGTGTCCAGACAAAAGACCGTAAAACAGTGTAAGTCCTACCTCTTGAAAGAAGTCAGATTTGTATATAGCAAGGTCATAGCACTTCTTAAGAATAGATGGCATCTTGCTATATGGGTCTGATGCGTAAAAAGTAAGCAAGTTTTTACTTGCCCTATCTACGAGAGACCTAAAGTAATAGTAAGCAAATGCGAGTTTTTGAAAGAAAAGACTTGACTTGATATTGCTTTGCCAATCTAGTTCTGGTTCCGGAATTGCTGAGTTCCCGTTTAGTTCTCTAATGTAGTCTCGGACTTTTGAGTGTCTTTTTTCGTTCAAACTTTTTAGTTCGTTGTATATACTAACTGCAAAGTTTTCTAACTCACCTTCCTCAACAGCAAATGGTGTATTAGTATAGTCATTCAAAACAATCATACAAATAAATATAACACATTACCAAAACTTCAGTTTATCTTCTCCCGTGCGGTAGTATTGTCCGTTTTGATAAACTTTCTTGGAATAGCTGTAGTTTATATCGCAAGCGTTTCTGTATTGCCTACACGTCAAACCGTCAAACCACACGCATACGTTTTTTCGTCTGCACTGTGCTTTACAATCTTCCCACCGCATACTATTAGCTCTACTACACTCACGCAAAACCAAATCACCGCCATTGTATCTTTGATACATTATCCAAAGCGGTTCTTTGTAAAGACTGCGTAGGTAATACGCAAAGGCATAAAAGTGGTCTAAATGGTTCTCGGTGTATTTCGGAAAATAAGGTCTAAGCATCGGGTCTAAAAATTTGGGTGTAAGCTGGAAGTAGCCTACAGAACCGTGTCCGTCTTTGCTTATAACAAATCTGCATTTTGTCTCTGTATGTGCCAAGCCTACGTTATACCAATATGGAAAATCCGAACCAAAGAACCGTGCGGTAGCCAGTTTAGTCTTATCTGCTATTCTTATACAAGCTTCAAGAGGCTGTGCATTAGCCGAAAATGAAAGCAAGAGCAACAATAAGCTGAAGAACAATCGCATAAACATACTGCCACACTCCTTGCCAGTCAATTTTACCTATTATCAACCGCCTTGCAAGATAACCAAACCCAAGACTTGCCAAAGCGATAGATAACTTGCGAAATACAAGGTCTGGTATTAGCTGTGGGTCAAAAGCATTTGCATAGTAAAGATACAAAGCAAGTGGTAAAAATAAAACCACGAACCAGTAGTAAGTTAAAAAGTCCTTAATCGCCTTCATATATGTCCTCCTCTGGATAAGCTATGCTTACAATAAGGTTTCTGGATTTTACATCAAGCATGTCAATATTCATAGACAAAAACACCACATCTTTTGCACTATGGGTTCCCAGTTCATAAACAAGTCTATTGTCTTGCGTTGGATAGATGTGTTCCATTACTACAATATCACTGTTGTCTTCTGCAAGTTCATGTACCTTGATAACGTCGGTTATAAGGTCTGGGTCGCTCTTCAGTATGTTTTCAATTCTGTTCAAATCTTCTTCAAAAATCACAACACCATCATCTAACAAAGTTTCAATTACGCCAAGTCTTTTTCTGCTCATGACTTACCTCCTTTTTAAACAATTTTAGAGACTTTTCCCTTTACTTGCAAGTATCTAAAACGCTTCTCAACAGCTCGTTTTCTCTTTCAAGCTTGAACATGTAGTCTAACAAGGTCTTGAGTTTTTCTGGATAAGTTGCATCTTTTTTGATTACTGGTCTTTCTGTTTTTGGAATATCAGGCACTGGACACCGCACAAATACTTCCTTTTCCACTATCTGAGGTTTCGTTGCACAAGCAAAAACTGTAAAACTACTCACTAAAATAAGAAGACGCCTCATCTATCATCTCCTTTAAAGCTTGACATTCATCCTCAGTCTTTGGTATCGTAATTTGAGGTATTGGTTCCAGTGATTTTTTCAAGAGTGCGGAGTATCTGCGTTCAATTTGTTTTTTATCCAGTTCGCACTTATTCCGCAAATCTGTATATAGTTGTGTGTATTTGAGTAAGTTTTCTTGCGTAGCTTGAAGTTCTGCTTGGCATGTTGCAAGTTTGCTCATTGTTCTGAGATGAGTTCTACGTTCATGGAGTAATACTACAACATGTAAAAAATACACAAGTCCAAAAGCAATAAGCAAAGCTTTAACCATTCCACTTAACCTCCAAGCTTCTCAACTCTTCTAAAGTCTGTGCTTTTCTGATTGCTTGTTTTATTTGTTCGCTCCATTGCCGTATTGCTTCTCTTTGTTGGAGTTGCTTTGCGTATTTCTGCTTTAATCTCCCTACTTCATCCGTGTCTCCAAGCATTTGTGCTTCTGAAATCTTTACTACGATGTAATCAGTCTGTTCAAGCAGGCTTGCGACGTAGTTTTTGAGTTCTGCAAGTTTTTTCTGTTTCTCCTCTACAAGTTTTTCCGCCTCTGTTTTTAGTCTGATTTGTCCGTTGTCAAGAATAACATCATCAGGACTTTCTACTTCAAATTCTACAGCTTCAACGCCTTCTGGCACTGCTTCAGGTAGTACAGCACAACAAAGAGTTTTCAAATCTGGATGAATAAAGGCATAAATTTTTATTTTCATTATAGCAACCTCCTGACTAAAATATAACCTGCATAATGTGGATAATTACAATAAATATAAACCGTTCCAAGAGATGTCCAACGTATTGCTCTATCATCCCAAAGAGAAACATACAAAGTTGGCTCTGATGATATCACGCTAACAACCTTAAACCAATTAAAATTTGTAATATACGCTCTTATGCTTGCATTCCCACTACCAGAAAAAATTTCAAAATAACTATTACGAACTTGACTAAACCCACTTGAGGATATTTTCCTAAAAATAAAAGCATTTGCATAGGACATATTATTCGGATATAAGTGAATACTAACAAGTGAGTTTGAGTAATTAAGAAAAATCATATCCATTTCGTAATATGTCCCGCTTTGAGTAGATATACGCAACGGTATAAAAACTTCATACTCTTCATACTCAAAACTTATAATTGCTTCTTCTCCTACTTGCAACATATAATCACTCATCGCATTTGTCAAATCAACTCTGCGAAATGTATAAACATCACTCTTCAAAACTCTTGTTGTTGGGTCGTTATTCAAAAATGCTTGTGCCAGTATATCAAAATTCTCGTTTGCTTGGTTTAATTCATTTACTACTTGGTTTGGTGTTGGTGTCAGAGGGTTAAATGGTCTTCTTACGTAAGCCATGCTAAATATTATACATCAAACTCGTATCTTGGCAAGGCTTATCCTTTCTTACGTCTCTTAGCGAGCTTTCTAAGAGTTTCAGCAAGCACCGCCCGACGTCTTGTAGTCGGGTTCGGACTGCGTTTGCCTTCTTCAATGCATTCTTTCGTCACCCCTTCATAGCCTCGCCTTCTGCACCACTCAGTAAAAGCACCTGGGTTTTTAATAGCCTCTTGTATCCACTTTTTCTTCCTCGCCATACTATTAAATATAAAACAAAAAAGAAAAACTGCCACTAATCATCTGGATTGCGATAATAACAGTCATAATGACAATAAAACATAAAGCAAAACCTATCTTTTGAATTGCACGGAATAACATATTCTTCATTACTATTGCTTACCAAATAAAATAAAGAATTTTCTTCAACATCTGCTTTTGTAATTCTTTTTACTACCAAATCTCCACCAGTCATTCCACCAACATATATTTTGTAAAACTTTAAAACATATTCACCTACTTTTTGACTAAATTCTTCATCTGGCTCTATCCAACAAACCGTTTCTCCTGTTTCTTCGCAAAACTGTTTTAACTTGTTTCTGTCTTTTATGAAATAAACATGCGCCCATCCATACATATGGTCATCTTCATTGACAAACCCGACTTCATATTTCGCATACAAACTGTTTTCAAACTCTTTCTCTACTCTGATGTATTCTTCCCCTGGCACAAAAACAACCTTTCCTACCTGCAACATGACTTACACCTCCTTTACAACCTCATCGGCATCAGCACATACATATAATCCTCACCATTTTCAAACACCATCGGACTTTCTACATCCACAAGCCTTATTTCTACTTTACCATCTGCGTTGTCAATGAACTGTTTGAGATACTTACCATTAAACGCTATATGCATTTCACCAGAAACCTCTCTCGCTGGCACCTTTACTTCAATTTCTCCGTAGTCCGGACTTTGCGTCTTCATCACTATTTCTTCACTACCTACAAACATCTCAACACCAATCGCATCTTTACCAAGCACGAGAAGTTTCTTTAATGCTTTTTGCATATCATCAGCATAAAATACCGCTTTGCAAGTGTAGTCAGAAGGTATCACTGCTTCGTAGTCTGGATATTCGCCTTCTGTATTTCTCAAAGCCAGTTCCCACAAATCCGTTGCTACAAAAGTCATGTTTTCCGTTGCACCGAGTTTGACAACGTCAGTATCGTCAAGCAAGTCTTTAAGCACAACCAAACCACTTACATGCAACTTAAACCGTTTATCAAAACTCATCGGATGCTTGTAAATTACAAGCCTGTATCCGTCAGAACCTACAAAGTTTATGTGGTCTCCTTTACCATCAATCAATATACATTTCAGATTGTCAGTCTCCTTGCTTGTTGCAAAACCTACTCTTTCAATTGCGTCAAGGAGTAGCTTTGCGTCAAACTCAATGTCATAAACTGGTTCTGGAAATTCTGGTAAATCTGCATCACCTATCACTAAAAACCTCGCCTTAGCCCTGCCAGACTTTACTTCAAGATGTGTATCCTCTGGTGCAAGAAGTATTTCTTCATCCAACTCTTTTACAAACTTTGCAAACTTTGTTCCATCAACATACACTGTCTTGGGTTCAAGGAATAGACCAACAGGTTCCAATGGCACTCTAACTGTCAAAAACCGCTCCAAGTTCGTAGCTTGCATGATAAGATAGTCCTTCTCAAAAGTTAGCTTAACTGCTTGCAAATAAAAAGCTGATGCTTTTCTCTCAACAGCTTTTGCTACAGTTTGCAAAGCATCTGCAAGTTGTGATTTGTAAAGTCTCACCAACATGGCTCACACCTCCTTGCCAAACATTTTTGTATCAACAAACAAAATTTGCTTGGTATTGTAGTATAACTCTTTTGCTATACGCCTTTCAACCTCGTCAAAGGTTAAAAAGCGGAACCTTTCGTGAAAATGTTCGCTTTTTGTAAAAGGCAACCAGAATTTCTTCTTTCCATCAGTAAAAATTGCTATTCTTTCTGGTTCTTTGTCCGTGTCTTCATATGCTCTTTGCAAAGCTACGGTTTCCTGGTCAAAGTCAAGTTGATAGTATTCTTCAATAAGCATCGTTTCAAAATGCTTGTGATACCACCTAAACTTTGCCAAGAGTTTCGGTTCTAATGCGTCTGCTAAATCGTGCTTTGAGTGTTTTACTGCTTCTTCATCAAGAAGACGCACATGAATGCGTATCTCTCCGTTGTTGCCGAACAAGATGAAAGTATAGTCATAAATGGAAGGAAACTGCAACGGGTGAGGTATAAGTTTGACTAACTCCATCACAACACCTCCTTCAGGCTTTTTAATTTTTCCTTCCAAGAAGGGTGGATGTAAAACATTTGTTTAAGTTGTTCAAAACTTTTTTGTAAGACATCTAAAAACTCCTCTTCCGTTAGAAATTCAACAGTGAAATTACCTTCGTTATCAGAGAAAACATTTTCATCCTCAAAAACCTTTGGATTTTCATCAACACGAATAACAAAAACTTTATCGCAATCTTCATGAGAAAAGTAAATAAAAGTTTCTCCTATATTTTGCTCTGCGTTTCTCTCTACTATTTTTACATAAAAAACCTCTCCACAAAAGTCAAGCTTATATACCAATAGTAGATTATTATTTCTCTCAAACTTCATTATTAACTCTGCTTCCTTCGCTTCTGAAAATTTCCGAGGGGGAGGATTTAATTTTCTCATAATGTAATCTAACATATATGAAGGCAAAACTTCCACACGAATATTACGCTCTTTTCTGCTATCAAAAACACGCAAATGAAATTCTTTATAACTAATATACACAGTTTGTGAGAGAACTTGATGTGCTCTCATCACACTACCTCCACCATCACAAAGCTTGCTTGTCCTTTGTTATACAGGTCAAGCACTTCTTCTTTGCTTAGCACTTGTCCTTCTTGAAGTCTTACGCCTAACTGAAAGACAATCAAAATGTCTCCTGACTGAAGCTTGATTGCGGTTCTGTTAGTTGGAACTTCAATGCCAAGTAAAGCTGAAAGAATTTCTGCAGTACTTTGGTGTCCGACTGCACTTTCAAAACCGAGTTCAAGCAAGGACTTAACCCGCTGAAGGTCAATCGGTCTGACGAACAGTCTGACTGGTACTGGAACTTCAGGGTTAAGGTTAAGCATGTTGAGGCTGAATGCATTGGATAAGTAGATTTTGTGTTGCATGGCTACACCTCCTTAAGGTTTTGCAATATTATACCACAAAACGAGGCAAAAGTCAAGTGGGTTGCCCATTGGAAAAAGAACTTCTGTAGGAACAACGATAGGCCCGCCCGCGCCCCGCTGTGGGCGTTTCCGTGCGCCGTGCCCGTGCCGTGCCCATGTCCCACTTGAGAACCGCCACGCTTTGTAAATAAACACTCACTTATACACCCATGCTTTGTAAATAAACACTTACTCACACGCCGTGCCATGCTTTGGTAAGTGAGTGTTTATTTACTTGCAAGGTAAAAAGAAAAGAGAGCATGGCATTTAAGCCATGCCCTGGGATGGTAATCTAACTACTTATAAGGGTTTTTAACTGTTTATATTTCCCTTCATCATAAATTAATGGGTACCCATCAAAATTTTCCAATTGCAAAGCTCTTTTAAACTTATCCAAATCTTCTAATATGTAGATTGTGAAAGGTTGGAAATTCTGAATTCTGAATAACAGCTTTCTTTTTTCATAAATAGAGATAAGCACCTTACCATCCCTTAAAAGGTTATACTCTTTTGTAATAACAAATATACCATTTTCCCAATAAACTCTTATCCTGTTTCCATTGTTAAAATAGACAAAAACAGGAATTAAGGTGTTTATTTTTCTCTCTGTCTTAGCATCTAAAGGTTTTACTGTAAAGGTTATATCCCTTCTCATGGCTTACACCCCCCTTATAGGATTTCTTCATTTTCTATATGCTCTATATCCTGTAAAATATCCCTAACTTCATCAGTTAAATATTCCGTAATATCATCCAAATCATACTCACCTAAATAAATCACCTTGCCATTGTCTAAACCTATTTCATTAATCCCTTCTTTTATAGCCAGCTTCAACACATCACTTAAATCACCTTCTAAATCTTCAAAGCTAAAGCACCAAGTATAATATGCAAACTCTATAAGATCTCTTAACCTTACGTATGTCATGGCAACACCCCCTTAAAGTAGTTTTTGGGCGTAATATTATTTTTACATGCCCTTACGCCCTTGGGCATGTGATTACCTAGCTTCTACCTGGCCTATCCCTTATGTATCTCATGGTAAGGTTCAATATAGCACAAGTTTTTTAGCTTGTCAAGTGGTTAAATTTAACATCACATTATGCAAGTCTTTGTCTTTCAATACTTTGCAAATACTCCGTAATGTTAAATTTAACATGCAAGGTTATTATCTCTTTGCATAAACAAACCTGTTCTTGTTAAAATTGTGTTAAAATTAACATAAAATTAACACAAAATTAACATGTTAAAATTCACGTTAAATTCACGTTAAAATTAACATGTTAAAATTCACGTTAAATTCACGTTAAAATTAACATGTTAAAATTCACGTTAAATTCACGTTAAAATTAACATAAGAATATTCGCATATTCGCATATCAGAATATTAGCATATTAGAATATTCACAAGAGCGGGTTTTAGTGTTTTATAACACTGCTGTTAAAACTTTTGATAAGACTGCTGTTAAGACTTTTGATAAGACTACTGCTAAGACTTTTGATAACACTACTGTCAATACTTTTGATAATTCTTTTGTCAAATCAGCAAGGTGGGGCGGGGTGGGGTGGCGGTTGGTTATGGTGCGTGTTTTTGAGTTTGTCAAGAAACCGAAAAGCTACTGAAAAGCTACCGAAAAGGATACCGAAAAACTTTCAAACGCTACTCTCTCAATGTTTTTCTTTGTTTCTTGTTTTTTGTTTTTCGGTTTTTCGGTAGTAGAGAGATGTATAGAAATGTCGCGGGTCTTGCCTGCAAAAATCGCGCCAGGGGTGGGGGTGGGTCGGGTAGGCGGGTTTGGGTAGCAAAACCGAAAAACCGAAAAGAATTTCACGAAATGCTTGATTTTCAACGGTTTGACGCTTTTCGGTACCCTTTTCGGTGGCTTTTCGGTGGCTTTTCGGTGCTGAGAAAATCTTTGATTTTCAACGCTTTGCTAATATCACGCAAGTGCTTGATTTTCAACGGTTTTAAGCATCTTTGCAGTGCTGGGCGGGTTGGTCTGATTGCATAAAAAAGGACTTGACAAACGCTAAAAAGTGTGCTATAATATACTATAGAAAACTTGAAAGGAGGTGAAGGCATGAGGAGCAAAATTGAAAGACTAAAAAGAGATTTTAGTTCCTTGAAAAGAAAGATTGAAAGAAACACAAAAAACATGAAGCTAAGTTTAGAAAACGAGTTAGAAATTTTCTGCAGTCTTGACAAAATAGAAAAGCTTTTAGAAAAACTTGACAAGTATGAAAAAATGTGTTATAATATACCTATATGAAAACCTTAAGGAGGTGAAGCCATGAAGATTAAAACAAGCCGGGAAGTGCTTCAAGAAGCCTTAAATTATGTTAATGCTCTTTATGATGGGAATGTAATTATGGAAACTAAAGACAGAGGACTTTACTATCTTGTGCGGTTAAAGGTAAAAGACAGTAGGAAAAAAGGAGCAAGACGGAGCCCTAACGGGAGGAGATTAGCTAACGCATGCTGGCATGTGCATGGTTATTTTATTGATAAGATTTTTGAACTAGATAATAAGGCAGTAGTGCGTACGAGGGGTAAAACATTCAAAAGAGACAATTGGGATTGGGAAGATTGGAATGCTGGAAGTTTATATAATCCTGTTTTTATTTCTGAACTTTGTGATTGTGAAAGGACTTGACAAGGTGTAGATTTTATGCTATAATAAATATAAAAATGTAGGAGGTGAAGCCATGAGGAGAAGCAGAGATGAACCTAACCACTTGTAAAAACCCACTCCCCCGTGCCTGTGCTGGGCGGGTGCGGGGGAGTAATGAAGCCCAGTAAAACTAAAACACTATTGAGGAGGTGAAGCCATGGTAAAGGTAGAAATTGTACCTGACTATTATGTGCTAGAAAAAGTTAATCCTGAAGCTTTGCCAGACCCTAAAAAAGTTTTAACCATAAAAGAGAGATGCGATTGCTTTGAATTGTATGGTTCTGTTATGCATAATAATGGAGGAAACTATCATTCTGTAATTGTAGTTTATGAGGTTCCAGATGCAGATTACTATATATTTAGATACGGAAACACAAGGGAGGACTTTTGCGGGGACGAATATCACTTATGGGTAGTTCTTATAAACGATGAACCAAGATATAGTTTTCTTACTAGGTCGGATGAAAGCTTTGCTCTTTACAGCAAGGAAGAAGCTGAAAAAATAATAAAGTCATATGAGGAAGATGAAAACTACTATATAGATTATTACGATTGACAGATATCAAGATATTAACCCACCCAGTCCTCAGGTGGCGGGACTGGGTGGGGTATTAAAGCCACCAAAAACTAACGAAAGGAGGTGTTGCCATGAAGAGAGTTGTTTATTTAATTACAGAAGCTTACGAGTATAAAACAAAGTATGGTGAGAGACTGTCAAAGGATGTAGATTACAAAATAACTCTCTATCAAAATTATGCTGATGTAGAAATATATACACCACGTATGTTTAAGGAAAATTGGGATAGGATACCGAGTAAGGCCAGAATAAAGAGAGATGATTTCGTATATTGGATTTTATCTCTGAATAAAAAGGAACGAAAATTTCTTGATGCTAAGTTAGGTAATTTTACGATTGGAGACTTTATAGCTGTAGTGTCTTACATATTTGAAGACGAATTTTATGAAAAGTTGAAGGCTTTAGAAAGGGCGTATAGTGAAGAAGTGTTTGGTATTTATGAGAGAATGAGCCTAACAGACTTAGAAAATCTTGTAGTTTTGGATAAGGTGGATGTTGAAATAAAAGGTTGGAAAGACCTAATGCTGAAGGAAAAACCGAGAATGTTTCATCCTCACTCAATATTTTACAATCCGTTTTTCTACCATTACAAAAATAAAGATATTAATAAGACAAAACTTATTGAAAGTTCTACCGAAGATATTGAAGATTTTCTGAACTTTCTCTTTAAAACTAACCCCGAAATTATAAAGAAATATATAGAAAAGGTTGAAATAGATGAAGATAAAGACTGGCAGTTTGGATATATACACTTACACCCCAAACTGAAAAGGTGCATAAAAGAAGCTTGGTGGAGTAGAGAGATATGTTTAGTGTCAGCAAGTGATACTGTAAGAAGCAGACTGAAGTATGATAAAGACTGCGTGATGAGATTAGCGGAGGAATTGGATATGATACTGTAAGAAGCAGACTGAAGTATGATAAAGACTGCGTGATGAGATTAGCGGAGGAATTGGATAAAGTAAAAGCTTAACCCTTTCCACCTCAGGAGCCGTGAGAGGCTCCTGAGGGCTTGACAAAGCATCAATTTTATGGTATAATACTATAAACCATACAAGGAGGTGTTGCCATGAAGAACCTAAAGCTTGAGATTTTTAAACTGGAGCCCATAGGTTTATATTACTTTAAACTACACAAAGCTACTTTTATTTTTGATGAATTCTATAAAGAAAAAATACTACATCAAGCTTTGGAAATACCAGACGCAAGAGCAACTGTAGTTCTTTTTAAAGAAACAATTATAACAAGGCTTAGTGAGAAGACTTATTACCTTAAACTAAGTTTATTTTATGATGCTACTGTTATTATACTAAAAGAAACGGGAGAAACGAAACCAGACCGTGTAGATATAAATTGTGTAAAGAAGAAAGGCGAAGATTTGCTTAGAACAAGGCTTTATAATGTTATGTATAATGATGGTTTGTTGGTGTTTGAGTTTGACAGATACAGAGAGGATTTATTTATTATTGAAGCAAGACTACACAACATCTCTAAATTGATACTACAGTGCGGTGCCTCTTGACAAATTGTAAAGTTTATGGTATAATATTAACATAAAACAACTTAAGGAGGTGTTGCCATGAGGAACTTAGAACTTTTCAAGCTGGAAGATGTAGCTCTCTATTACTTTAAGCTTGGTGAAGTTAGCTTTTTGTTTGATGAATTTTACAAAGAGAAAATACTAC